CCTATGCACGAGGACTTGCCTGGCATAGGATGTTTTTTCATGTCACGGTACCACTGTAAGCAGTCCATTCTTGACATTTTCATCTCGATCAAAGGCCAACGGGATTCCAGCCATGGAAGCCTTGCTTTTTTCATTCTCATTGCTTCATCTGTGGATATTCCGATCCATTGTTCGACGATTGTTCCTTTCTTCACTCGGTGTCGTGGTTTGACACCAAGGATCTCCCTCATCTTTTTCTGGATGGGGATGACTTTATAATCATGTGTGCATTGCCTGTAGAGCATGCCAACCTTTCCTCCTGGTCGAGCCGCAAATAGCGGTGGATTTGGCACTCGTCCGGCGAAAGACTTCCACTCCTCATTACCTCCTGGTATAGGATTGGCTGCTCGAATAAGATCCTCACGGATGTTGCTTCGTTCAACTGTAATGAGAGGGCAAATTGTTATTGCTTTTTTAAGATATTCCACATGCTCATACACGAATGAGGGTTCCCATCCTGTATCAGCGAATATCATGTAGTCTGGTTTATGTTTTGTCAGTCCTTCTTGCGCCATGAGTGCGAGACAGGAAGACTGAACCCCTGCTCCGAGCGAAAGCACGCGGAGTGTTGGTTCTTTTTCGTTTCCTTCTTCATCCTTATAGACTGGCTCGTGCGTTGCCGCAACTGCCGCCATATTGTTGAGCTTCTTCTTATCAACCTTGTGAGACATCTCTTGTAAAAGTTTTCTTCTTTCATACTCCATCTGCTCCTGATTTATCGCGAAACCATGCTTTGCTTTATTCGCACGTTTCTTTCCCTGTTCCCTGTATCCTGGTTTACTCATTTTGCATCACCCCAATTAGCTTTTGTCTTATAATCCACTTTAGTGGGAACTTCCAGTTTCACACAATTTTCCATTATATCTTTTATCTCTCCAGCCATTATATCAGACTTTACACTGCAATTCAACTCATCATGAACCTGAATCAAAGGAATTAAATTAAGTTTTTCATATATATCGACCATGGCTTTTTTAGTTTGATCCGCAGCAGTTCCTTGAATTAACCTATTTAAGGCTTTATATGTGCCGGCTCTCTTTATAGCTCCTCCCCATTTAACTACAGCTTCGTCATGAGGTAAGGCCTTATGAAATACTGGCTGTTTTGTAACAGGATCCATTTCAAACCAATTAGGCTCCCACAAATCAAACTTACATCTTCTTCCAAGATAAGTCCTTATAGATCCCACCTTATTAGCCCTTTGCATGACCGCCTCGAGCATACCCTGCATGAAAGGGACTTTTTCCCTAAATTGAGTAAGCATTTCCTTAGCTTCCTTTGGACTAATGTCCAAATCCACCGCCAGTTTCTTATAACCCATTCCATACATAACTCCAAGACCAATCGTCTTCGCCAATCTTCTTGGTATTCCGGCCATTTCAGCAGTTTGTTTATGAAAATCAAGTCCTTTAACAAAGGCAGATTTAACATCTGTTGCTCCTTCGTTCTTATTTAAGATTGCGAAGTGAGTCAGTATTCTAGGCTCCTGCTGGGAATAGTCGGCAGACAACCATTCTTCTCCCTCTTCCGGTATAAATATTTTTCTTAACTCTGATCCAAATTCATTTCTTATGGGCATTTGTTGTAAATTTGGAGCGTACATGGAAAATCTACCAGTAACAGTACCTCCTACAAATCCTCCCGCATCCCCTCTTATTTGATTTATATGTGCGTGCAACCTTCCTTCATGAATATATCTTGAAATACCGTCAATGAAGGTTCCCTGTAATTTATTTAAAACTCTTGCTTTAGTTATCATTCTAGGAAGTTCATGCGAATGTGTCTCAAGAAATGTTTGTGTAAAACTTGGAGCACCTAGTTCAGTACGAGGATATTCAATGTTGGCACCGTCAAAAGCTTCAGCAACAGAGCGTGCGGCCCATACCTGTACATTTAGTCCTGTAATTTCTTTTATTCTTTTTAGGTATTGTCTTTCTTTATTAAGTAGTTTTCTTTTAAGTCCGAAAGCTTTTTCCATGTCCACTCGCACTCCGCGCCTGGTCATATTAAAAATGACACGAATGAGACGACATTCTACATCATATACACGGTCCAGTTCTTCTTTTTCTATCTCTGTTATCAGTCGTTCGTGCAGTCGCCACGTTAATCTAGCGTCAGCTTCCGCATATTCTCCTACAAACTCAGCAGGCATTTTATACATTTCAGATTTTGGGTTTACTCCTAACTCCTCAGCTTTAGCTTTAAGAACTCTTTCGTCTTTAAAACCACCCAAGTAATCTTTGACAATGCTATTTAAGGTATAGGCATATCTATTCTCATTTAAAAGAGCAGCAGCAATCATAGTGTCATGTATGTATCCTTTAACTTCAATTCCTAAAACGCTGAGCCACCCAATATCATATTGTGCATTGTGAAATACTTTCTGTATGGATTCATCCTCACATATGCTTTTTACATATTTTAAGACAGGTCTCTTATCCATATTTCCACCTCCGTCATGATCAATAGGATAATATGCGGTGAAATCACCGCTGGATACGGCAATACCTATGACCTTTCCTATTTTTTTAGGCCACCCTGGACCCATTTTAATAAGATCAGTGTCACATGTCTCTAGGTCAACAGCGACTACCTTTTTTCCTTTCATTGAAGGGAATTCAGTAGGATGAACCCATTCTGATTTTATTTCGTTCTGGTTAAATAGATCCATCGTTCATCTCTCCTGCTATTGCCATGTATGCCGCACCATCGACAAAATCATCTATGTTAAAATCACCCATGGTGGAGCGCGAAATCTTAAGTAAACACATCATGACAGCGACGTCACCAGGTGTTATTTCTTTCATTGGCTTGAGTTTGTCATCTAAAAATACACTCCACAAATCAGCGATTTGAGAATGATTTTTAAAAGCATTTCCGTGTGTTTCTTCTCTTTCGCTGCTGACTAATTCAGAAGCTTTTTTAAGTATTTCTTCTTTGTTCATATTATGAAACCTCCATATTCTGATTTAACCACATGCAGTGATTTTTTTGCACGCGTAACACCTACATAAAAAACTCTGTTTGTATCGTCGGAATTAATTTCCATTTCTTCTCTGTTTGCTCTCGACAAACCCGTCATGAGCGCAACATTATCACACTCTCCACCCTTAGCCATGTGTATAGTGCTCAAATTTATTTTTGCATCAGCATTTAAACCACCGTGTTTCTCCATTGACATTATGTATGATTTATCTTGATCCCCTATTGTAGTGAACGCTACATCCCATGGAACACCTGTGTTTAGAAGTCCATGATGCATCACTAATTCCTCTACATTATAGGATTTTCCTTCCTCCACTGTCTGAAGATTCTTATAACCCCTTGCAACACCAATTCCACTTTTTAAATTTGAATAGATTGATTTAACATCGTTATAAGATATAGCTTCGTCAAGATCGTTTAACCTATTCCATGCATCTATTCCTCTGAGTAGATCTTCATCAACTGGATGCTTACCATATTTGGTGTAGGGCAGTCCCCTATATCGTAACTCTTCTTCAAAATCATTTAACATGTATTTACATGCCGCAAGTATAAGCCATTTTCCCTCACTTACGTCCACACTACCAGGATAAGTGTGAAAATTAACATATCCTTTTTCATCACGTGGATTCCATTCCTTTTCTCTTCTATCCCTAATTCTTGTCACTATCTCGTGCGCTATCTTGTGGACTTCTACTGGACACCTATGTGATTGTTTTAAAACACTTTGTTTTCCTTTCAACTTTATAAGATGTTCTACATCAGCTCCGGCCCATCTAAAAATAGCTTGGTCATCATCGCCGCTTACGTAAACTCTTTTGGCATCCTTCCACATTTTAGTGCACATATCCCATTGTAATTTAGTAAGATCCTGTGCTTCATCAACAATAACTACATCTAATGGAGGAGTAGGACCAAATTCCACATACTGTGACAGCATGTCAGTGAAATCACATTTTCCAGTTTGCTGCTTATATTCCTCTAAAGATTGTTGTGCCCATAAAAATTTATGCCACGGATAATCTAAATTAGCCTTGTTGTAATAATCATCCAACTCCAATCCTTGCATTCTTGATTTAGTTATATCCTTTAAATACTTATTGTCTGTGGTAATAATTCCATTTCCATCCCAGTCAATGTTAACCATCTTTAATTCAACACCATAATTATCAGCAAACTCCCTATAATCCTTGCTGTCCATTACTTCTGATTTGCTCATGCCAAGCTGTCTTTTGCCAAAAGCATGGAGCGTACTGAAGTAAGGAAAATCATTGTCGGTAAGATTAAATTTATCCGTAGCCCTTTCTCGTGCCTCATCGGTTGCCTTATTAGTAAAGCTGACAAAAGCAATTCTGTTAGGAGCAGTGCCTTTTTTTAGTTCCCGGTCCACGATCCGAAGTAAATTCTCCGTCTTACCTGTACCTGGAGGCCCTAGTATAATGTTAACTTCTGGCATGCAGTTCCTCATATACTTCCAGTATTCGTTTACAATCATCAGGTGTGACACCACTTTTTCTGTTATTAAATTCCCATGCGCAAAAG